TACTACACAGCCAATATGCTTGGAATGCACACTGGTGAGCAATACCATGTAGATCATATAGTTCCATTGCGTGGCAAGTTGGTAAGTGGATTAAATGTTCCTTGGAACTTACAAATCCTTACAAAGATAGATAACCTAAGAAAGAAAAACAAGTTCTATGGCTGATCTAAACTTTCAACTATTGCCGTGGCAACAAGAAGTTTTTAAAGATCCTGCCCGATTCAAGGTAGTTGCCGCAGGTCGTAGGTGCGGTAAATCTCGATTGGCTGCTACAACTTTGTTAATTGAAGGATTGCGTTGCCCTCCTGGTTCGGCGGTACTCTATGTTTCGCCAACAATGGGACAATCCCGTCAAATTGTCTGGGATTTACTGTTAGACCTTGGTAGAGAGGTTATCCAGAATAGCCATGTAAACAACTTGGACATTACCCTGATAAACGGGGCTAGGATCTATGTTCGTGGTGCTGATCGTCCGGATACGCTCCGTGGCGTTTCATTGACCTATGCCGTTCTCGATGAGGTTGCTGACATTAAGCCTGAAGCGTGGGAACAGGTTATACGGGCTTCTCTGTCTGACAAGAAGGGTAGAGCCTTGTTTATCGGGACTCCGAAGGGCAGAAATTGGTTCTACGACACCTTCAAACTAGGAGAGAGCGAGGAGGCTACTGATTGGAAGTCTTGGCACTTCACCACTGCTGATAACCCATTGATTGACCAAACAGAGATTGAGTCTGCCAAGAAGACCCTGAGTTCCTTTGCTTTTAAACAAGAGTACATGGCCTCGTTCACAAATGCGGGTTCGGACATCTTTAAGGAAGAATGGATTAAATATGGGGAAGAACCTCAGTATGGGTCTTACTACATAGCTGTTGACTTGGCGGGATTTGAGGAAGTCTCTAAGCAAGCGGCTAATTCTAAGAAGCGGTTGGATGAGACTGCTATCTCCATCGTTAAGGTAACGGATGAGGGAAAGTGGTTTGTTGAGAAGATTGAACACGGTAGATGGGATATTCGGGAGACTGCCGCCAAGATACTATTGGCGATTAGAGACTATCGACCTTTGAGTGTTGGGATTGAGAGGGGGGCGCTTAAGAACGCTGTTTTGCCCTATTTGAGTGATCTGATGAGGAAGAACAATACCTTTACTCATATCGTAGATTTGACCCACGGGAACAGAAAAAAAGCTGATCGCATCATTTGGGCTTTACAAGGTAGGTTCGAACATGGCAGAATTGTGTTAAATTCCGAGGGAGATTGGGATGAGTTTGTAGACCAGTTAATCCTGTTCCCCGCCCAAGGAGTTCACGATGACCTACCAGACTCTCTTAGTTACATTGACCAACTTGCTGTTACATCCTACTTTGTTGAGGATGACAGTGATGAATGGCAACCAGTAGATATTATTTCAGGGGTCTAATATGGATCAAAACGAATTTGACGAGCCAACACAGAATGACAAAGACCTAACGGCTTTCGTTATTGACCACTGTGACCGTTGGAGAGACTATCGTAATACCAATTTCCTTGAGAGCTATCTAGAATACGAGCGTATTTTCCGTGGTGAGTGGGCAGCAGAAGACAAGACAAGAGAATCCGAGCGTTCAAGAATCGTTACCCCCGCCACCCAACAAGCCGTAGAAACCCGTCATGCTGAGATCATGGAAGCAATCTTTGGTCAAGGCGAGTTCTTTGACATTGAAGACGACCTTAAAGACGTAAACGGCAATCCTTTAGATGTTGAGATGCTAAAAGCTCAACTGATGGAAGACTTCAAACAAGACAAAATCCGTAAATCCATCGACCAGATTGAATTGATGGCAGAAATTTACGGAACTGGTATCGGTGAGATTGTTGTTAAGACAGATAAGATCTTTGAACCCGCTACTCAGGCGATTCCTGGTCAAACTGGCCAAGCCGCTATCGGTGTTGTAGAAAAAAGTAGGGTTGCTGTCAAGATTGTTCCCGTAAACCCTAAGAATTTCTTGTTTGACCCCAATGGAACATCTATTGATGACTGTATGGGTGTGGCTATTGAGAAGTATGTCTCTATCCACAAGATCGTAGAAGGCATTGAAAAAGGTATATACCGCAAGGTAGATATCACATCTAGCTACGAAGACACAGATTTAGAGCCAACTCAAGAAGTTAGCCAATATCGTGATGAAAAAGTCCTACTTCTGACCTATTACGGGCTAGTTCCTCGTGAATACCTGACAGACAAGGATGATGAAGTAGCAGTATTGTTCCCTGAAGACAGCTACGCAGAAGAGTATTCAGACATGGTAGAGGCAATTGTTGTGATTGCCAATGATGGGATGCTTCTCAAAGCAGAAGAAAACCCATACATGATGAAAGACAGACCAGTTCTTGCCTATCAAGATGATACTGTGCCAAACCGCCTATTAGGTCGTGGTACTGTAGAGAAGTCTTACAACATGCAAAAGGCTATTGATGCTCAAGTGCGTAGCCATTTGGACTCTTTAGCCCTGACTACCTCTCCTATGATGGGATTGGATGCTACTCGCCTACCAAGGGGTGCTAAGTTTGAGATCAAACCAGGCAAGGCATTCATGGTTAACGGCAATCCCGCTGAGATTCTCTACCCATTCAAGTTCGGTGAGACAAGCCTTAACAATCTGTCCACTGCCAAAGAGTTTGAGAGAATGCTTCTCCAAGCCACTGGCACGATGGACTCTCAAGGCATGGTTAGCCAAGGAAACCGTGATGGTGCGGGTATGAGTATGGCTGTTGCCACAATCATCAAGAAATACAAGAGAACACTGGTAAACTTCCAAGAAGACTTCCTTATTCCGTTCATTCAGAAGGCCGCATTTCGCTTCATGCAATTTGATCCTGAGCGTTATCCATCGGTTGATATGCGGTTTGTCCCCACAGCAACCCTTGGAATCATTGCTCGTGAGTATGAGCAACAGCAGTTCATTGGTCTATTGCAGACTCTTGGCCCAGATACACCAGTTCTGCCATTGATCTTGAAGGGCATCTTAAACAACTCTAGCTTGAGCAACCGTTATGAACTGATGGGTGCTTTGGATCAGATGAGTCAACCTGACCCACAAGCTCAAGAGATGCAACAAGTTCAACAACAACTAGCCTTACAAGCGGCACAGGCTCAGATTGCTGTGCAGACTACACAAGCAGAGCAAAATCGTGCTGAAGCGCAGAAGTTGGCAGTTGAGACACAGTTGATGCCTCAAGAGTCTCAGGCTAAAACAATGTCTGCAATGACAAAGAACTTGCCTACTGATAACGAAGAAAAAGCGTTTGATAAACGGGTTAAGATTGCTGAATTGATGCTTAAAGAAGCTGATATAAAGACTAAATCTAAGATGGTTGAGTTGCAAATGGCTGAGAAAAACAACAAAGTCGCGGGTATGGAGGAAGACTTCCTAGACCAGTTGACTAAGGAGTTGAACAATGGACGTTGAAAGCCTTGCTAAACAGTTAATTCTGCAAAACATGACTCCAGAGCAGCAGACCGCTATTCTGGATTCAATTCGAGCTTCTGTTACGCAAGCAAAAGATGTCCAAAAGCAACGTATTGGCGAGAATGTACAAGTAGTAGTACAGGCTTTAAAGAAGTTAGAAGCCGATATTAAGGCTCGCTACGATGAGACAGGCAAAGCCATTGAAAAGCGTGTTGCCACTATCAAAGATGGTAAAGATGGTCGTAATGGTGCGGATGGCAAGGCCGGTAGGGATGGTCGATCAGGTAGTGATGGTGCTACTGGCCCTCGTGGTGCTGATGGCCTCAATGGTAGAGATGGCCGTGACGGTGAAAACGGTATATCCGTTACTGATGCACATATCGACTTTGACGGTAGCCTGATTATTGGCCTGTCTAGCGGTCGAATCATCAATGTTGGTGAAGTAGTCGCCCCTGATGTCGCAGAGAAGATCAAGATCATTGCCAATGGTGGTGGTACTAGCCAAACAGTGATTGATGCGCTTGCCAGTTTGCAGACTCAGATCAACAACCTGATCCCAAGTCAGACAGGCAATGCAGGCAAGTTCTTAACCACCAATGGCACAATAGTTTCTTGGGCAGAAATCGTAGGTGGTTTGGATTATCAAGGCACATGGAATGCTACGACTAACACACCGACTCTTGCTTCTGGTGTTGGAACAAACGGCTTCTACTATGTTGTTGCTACTGCCGGATCTACTAACTTAGATGGAGTCACTGATTGGCAGATTGGTGATTGGGCAATATATAACGGTACTGCATGGCAAAAGATTGACCAAACAAACTTGGTTACTTCTGTTGCGGGTAGAACTGGTGCAATTACTCTGGCAAACACTGACATCAGTGGCTTGGGTACGATGTCAACTCAAGCATCAAGCAGTGTGTCTATCACTGGCGGCTCAATCACTGGAATCACTGACTTGGCTATAGCTGATGGCGGTACAGGTCAATCTACTGCTACTGCCGCATTCAATGCACTTGCACCTTCACAGACAAGTAATTCAGGCAAGTATTTAAAGACTGATGGTACGAATACTTCTTGGGAAGTAGTGCCTGCCGCCACACCTACCAATGATGGTTTAGTAT